GTTCTCGAACTCCGTCATCGTTAACGCGGTTCGCGTTCGTATTCCAGAAACCGAACGACATCCCCAAACTATTTCCCATCGTTTTTACGATGGCCGCGAGGTCGCGATGGAAGGAGATCTCGGGGTTTAGTTTGATCTTCGCGAGAAGACCTTTACCGTCGGACTTTAACGATAGGGTTCCCGACTTCGTAGTTCCGAGAAGGAGTTTCGGATCGTGGTCCTGGTAGGCGCGAACGTCCCACTCGCCGCGTTCGACGGCGGCGATGGATCGGTTAAACGCTGTGTCCTTAACGATCTCTGGCGTCGTACCTTCGGCGGACGGAGAGTCGTAGAGGGCGGCGTATCCCTCGAACTCCATCCCCGTATCGTCTACGGCGCGGAGTTCCATTCGTGCGGTTCGAAACTCGATTCCCATCTCTACCTCTACGCTACGGACCGCCTTATCTTCGACGGCCTCTTCGATAATACGCGACGCCCAGGCGCGACCACTATCTCCTCCCCACAGACCCCAGGCGATTCGACCCGCGCTAGGGTAGCCGTCCTCGCCTCGATTAAATCCTTCCGCCTCCTTGTCGACTTCGTGTCGGGCGAAATAGGAAGACATTCGACGGACCGTGTTAAACGGAAGGCGACGGCCCGCGGCGATATCCCGCGCCCGCGCGACCCCGACCAGGGTTCCGCCTCGACCAAATACCCGACGCCATTCGAGGGCCTGTTCGGCCTCCGCCTTCATCTCCTCTGTCGGTTCGTATCCCTCGGGATCGATCGCGCGGAGTTCTTCGTCCTCGTCTTCCTCTGGGTGGTCCTCGATATATTCGTCGGGCGTGTAGACCTCCAACCCGAGATCGGCGTATCCGCGACGAACCTCTGGATCGTTGTCGATCGCCTCTTCGACATCCATCCCCTCCTGGATTAACCGTTCCGCTTTGTAGAGTTTAAAGGCGACGGACGCATTCGGACCCTCTGGGAAATCGGAGAGGTGGATCTCCTCGACACCCGCGAGGCCGTGTTCCTGTATCCAGGCGCGCGTCTCTTCGAGGCGGTCGACGCTACGCCCAGAGACGATAACGATCTGTCGATCGCCCGACATAACCTCGGCGTTAAGGGCGTCGATGAGTGGGACGTTCGGGCGGTCGCCCGAAAGGACCAGGGTATCGTCGAGGTCGACGATGATCTCCGACATTAGATATTCACCTGGTAATCGTAGACTTCGAGGACCGCGCCCGAGGCGTCCGCGATGGCGTAGAGGATATCGCCGTTCGTAATGTTAAAGGTTAGGGCGACGGTCTTCTTCGGAAGATTAAATCCGTCGACGGTATCGACGGCCGCGCCACCGATAAAGATCTCGGCGTTCGAGTTATTAAAGACCGTGATCTCGTGAACGATATTCGGGAGCGCGGTCCCAATGGCGACAGGAGTCGCCGTTCCGACCGCATAATGGCGCGTCGCGAATCGTGGCATCTCTTACAGTTTCGCGATCTTCTTCGCCTCGGCGGGGTCCATCCCCGCGCCCACCAGGGCGGCGTAGATATCGGCCTTCTGTCGCGCGGAGGCGAGAACAGAGTCCGCCTGGTTAAGAGGTTGTCGATAGGCGGACGCGGCGGGATCGTCGATTGGTGGGAGGTCCTCCATACGGCGCGCGTCGGAAATCGACTCCCAGCCTTCCTGGATTGCGATTCGGTGGGCGTTGTACCTGTCCAGAAGATTCCCTCGAACGAGGGCGTCCATCGACAACTTAACGAACCCATTCGGAAGAGGGACGAGAGTAGACAGTCCGCGTTCGATCTTCTCGACGAGAGGGCGGAGGGTATAGGCGACGAACATATGGTTTAACTCCGAGACCGACGCGAAGGACATCGACCCTGGGGTCGTCATCGCGAGGAGGGCGGGTGGGACGCGGAAGATACGCGCGACCTCGGCCACTCCGAACTCTCGCGAGGCGAGGAGTTGGGCGTCTTCTGGTCGGAAGGAGAGGGCCTTAAACGTCGCGCCGCCCGACAGGATTCCTGGGGCGTGGGCGTTCCCGCCCGTATGGTGGCGAATCCATCCCTCTTTAAGGGACTTAATCTGTTCGGGTGTTAGTGGTTCCGACGTCTCGATAACACCCGACGGAGTCGAGGCGTTCGCGAAGAAGGCGGTCGCGGACTCTTCGAGTGTGATCCCGAGACCGATCGTTCGACGAAGGGCCTCGATCGGATTAATCCCGTGATCCTGTCCAGGGAATCGGATTAACGGGATGTGGAGAATCGTATCGGGTCCGAGTTCGACGGACTTAACGTCCTGTCCCGTTCGCACGACATAGACAACGTCTCGACCGCGACGAACGATCTTAACCGCGTTCGGATCGAGGACGCGGACTTCGAGAGGTTGGAGTGTCTCTGGGTCCTTCGGCGCGTACACGAACGCCTCTCCCGCTAGATACATCGAGACGACGATCTCCGAGATGAGACTCTGGATTCCGACGTTCGGTTCGGCGGCGTAAGGCGTCAACATCCAGAGAGGTTTCTCTCCGCCTGGTCGATATGGTCGTCGCGTTCCGTTGTCCCGTGTGAACCCATCGATCGGGAGGGTCGAGGCGACGTCCGATAGGAGCGTGATACAGGACCACGCCGCCGCTAGTCCGAGGGTTGTCTTCTCGTTTACCTTCGAGGTCGCGAAGACGGGCGCGCGGTCGAAGGCCTGGGGAATAAGTCCGAGTCCGCCCAGGACTCGACTCTCTTCTGTTCCGAGTACGCGGCGAAGGATGCTCACTTATTACCTCTCGAATATCCGATGGCGATTAATGCGACACCGATTAGTCCGACGATGATCGCGGGATGGACCAGGTACGCGGACCAGAGTAGCATCCCGACGCCCGCTAGTTCGAGGAGATTCGACTTCATAGACTCACAAACTCCACACTCTTAATCGGCTTCTCGGCCTCGTTAGCATAGTACCGCGCGCGGTCGAAGGACATCGTCATCGCCACCGCGAGGTCTATTTTACGAACGGACCCCCTGTGTTCCTTAACGATCCTGGGTCCGAACCTGTCGATCTTAACCGTAGCGTTCGCTAGATGGCGCGTTAAGGCGGCGGTTAAATGCGGCGTCCCGCCCCAATGGAGTTCGTCCTGGGAGATCGCCTCGACTACCTTCTGGCACGCGCTCACCATACGGATAGGACTCTGGGCGAAGTTAACCACCTTCCCCGCGTAGGGTCCCTCTCGATCCAGGGCCTCCAACGAACGCGACCAACGGAACGGGTCCGCCGCGAGTTCCAGGACGTTAAGTCCGCGGACCTCGACCAGGTCTCGGAGGTCCTGTTCTACCTGTCCGATATCGACCTTCCAATGGGGATCGTCGAGAGGGCGTTCGTACAGGAGGAGAGGTTCGATAAATCCGTCCAGGGTACAGGCGACCGCCGCCGATGCGTCTAACTGGAACGATCCGTCCCAGGCGATAACGCAAGGTTCGCCCCTCTCGATCTTCCGTCCCGTCTCCAACCGTTCCCACGCCCCAGTCGGTAGCCAGGCCGTAGTCGTCGAGACCCAACGGTTAAGGCGTTTCGTCTGGAACTCGGCGGGCGCGATCGACCGCGCCGCCGCCGCGAAGTCCTCTGGATCGAGGAAGTCTCCGAAGGCGGGGTTCGCCGCGGCCCACGCCTCGGGAGAATCCCAGGCGAGGGACTCGGGCGCGTGGAAGTATCGGAAGAAGAACGCCTCGTCCTGGACCTCGCCCGCCTGGATTCTCATCCCATACTGGAAGAGTCGAAAACAGAGAGAGTCCTGTCCGTGGGAATCCGTCTTCGATCCCGCCGTCGAGATGCCCAGGACGAGAGGATCTTTCCGCGCGCCCGACCCGAGGTTAACCGCGTTCCAGAGTCGGTCGTCGGGTTGGACGTGGAGTTCGTCGAAGATCACCATCGAGGGATTCGTTCCTTCGGCGCGGGACCCGTCGGACGAGAGGACGCGGAGGACCGATCCCGTCTCTGGGTACTCGATAACGTCGCGCATCACCCGAAGTTTCTTTGAGAGGACAGGATCGAGATCGACCATCCGAGAACATTCTCGGAAGACGATCCGCGCCTGTTGTCGGTCGCCCGCACAGATAAGAACCTCGGCCCCGACTTCCTGGAAGAGACCGAAGAGGGCGACGCCCGCGGCGAGGGTGGACTTCGCGTTCTTCCTGGGTAGGAGAAGGAGTCCGCGTCGGTTCTTCCGTCGTCCGTTCGGAAGGAGTTCGAAGAGACCGTCGAGGATCTCGCGTTGCCAGGGTCGGAGTTGGATAAGTTGTCCCGCCTGGTCTCCCTTCGTTAGGCGACAGAACGTCTCGATAAACTCCGCGACGAGAGGCCCGTCGGTCTTAGGACCTTCGGGTCGCGCGGATGATCGCGTCGAGTTTCGCTGTTGCGGAGTTCGCCTGTTCCCCAATCTCGGACCTCAATCCTACGCGGGCGGCGGGCGTAAGGCCCAACTCCCGCGCATACTTCTTCACCGCGTCCGCGTTATCTCGGACGATTTGGTGGAGCGGGTTCTTAACGAAGTTCCCGTCTCGACCTTTTAGGAGTGGGCCTGTCTTCGACAACATCGCCTCCGCCTCCTGGTAGCGAACGAACGCCTCCGAGTATAGGCGAAGAAGATCCTTATCGGCGGACGTTAGGACGCCTGTCGGACCCAGGGCGTCGACGACTCTCTCCCATACGACGCGCGCCTCTGGCCGTAGATCGGCGGGCGCGGTAAGTGGTCCGCCCGCGGGAATCGGTTCGGCGTAGTTAACCACCGACGGACGAGTCTCGCCCGCGAGGAGTTTTAGCCTGGTCGGTTTCGGAGCGGGTCCTCGACTTCCCATCGACTACCTCTTCGGGACGAACTCGTCCCCGCACGATGGACACTTTACCGACCGCGGCGTCGAGAGATCCGAGGACCCCGAGGCGGCGGCGAGTCCCGCCTCCGTCGCGACGTTCGCGAGGAGGGCCTGGATTGTGGCGTCGGGAGAAGAGACGCCTTCCAGGAGTTCGCGAAGTCGATCCTTATCGGGGAAGGCGAGATCGCCCAGAGGATCGAAGGTCGCGAGGACGAGGCGTTCTTCTTCCTGGGAGAGTTCGACATAGGAGACGGGGATCTCCTGTTCGTCTCTGGCCAGGGCGAGTTCGACTCGGAGATGGCCGTCGATAAGGTGTCCCGTGGTTCGGTTAACGATCACAGGCGCGACGAATCCAACCTCGGCCAGGACCGCCGCTAATGCGTTCCTCTGTGCGGAGGGATGCGCGCGGAAGTTCTCTGGGTTCGCGAGAAGTTGGGCGGGTTCTTCTACGCCCGCCCCGATGATCCGATTCTTCCAGGGTGTTTCCATACCCAGATCCTAACCGACGATCGCCTTTCGGTATTCCGACCAGGCGACCTCGTCGAGGAACTCTCGCGCGACGACGACGGCGCGTCGACCACGGAGGGCCTTCGCGTTAAACAGGAAGAGGTCTCCGTAC